CCACAGTCTATGATAAAGCAGATAATCAAAGATGCAAAATCGGACATGGATCAACCAAATAAAACAGATAGGTACTTAAAGCCTTACCTCACCCGTGTCTCCATACAGCAAAAAAAGCGTAAGTAACATGGGGCCTCTAGTGTGGGGTCTCTTCTGTTACCAAGGAAGCAACCACTATGAACTATACAGCATATGACTTGATGCCCCTAATGGTGGCAATCAAGGACTTAAAGGCTTCATCCTTAACCAAACATCAGAAAGATCAGATACTAAGTGAGATGGCTATTGCTTTTCCTCACCCAGTGTTTTGTCGGACGTGTCCTAACACACACGCGATAATCTCAAGCATACTAGGAGAGCACAATGGGAGCACCACTGAACCCAAGAAAGAAGTCGCCAAAAAAGGAACTGAAGCACCCAAAAAAGGGCCACCAAGCGGGAAAGAAGAACTACTTCGCAACGCTGATGGAAACCGAAGAGGGAAGAGCCCTTCGAAAATCGTGGTCAACAAAAAAGCGTAAGAACGGCGGTAGGCCCCAAGGGACACCCGATGGCTATACGTTAAAAGCAATCACCCCGATAAGAAAACAAGCGAAAGCTGATGCCGAAAGGATCGTCAAGATTATGGCTAAAGAAAACGAAATAGATGATGTCTATGCCATTGAGGCACTCAAGACAGCAGTCGAAATTATGAGAGAGCCTTGCCAAAACAGAGACAAACTCATGGCGGCTAGGATGGTCTTAGATTTCACTAAAACAAAACCAGCCGCAAAGAGCGAAGTCACTATCGGCAAAGCCGAAGCCTTCTTGGAGTCGCTCTTAGTAGCTGACACAGAAGAAGAGCAACATGACAACACAAACGATGGAAACGAAACTTAAAGAAGTACGGCGTAAGCTATATGGAGACTTCAACTTCTACAGTAAGTCTGCACTCAAGATACGAACCAAAGATGGCGACATCAAAGCACTAAATTTAAAGCCAGCTCAGATGATACTACAGGATGCTGTTGAGAAACAAATGGCATCTGAAGGTAAAGTCCGCATCATCATCTTGAAAGCACGGCAGCAAGGCCTATCAACCTACGTTGGCGGCTACTTGTACTTCAATGTTTCCCAAAGAAAAGCCTGTAAAGCTATGGTGGTCACACACCACTCTGACAGTACAAGAGCACTGTTTGACATGACTAAACGCTACCATGAGAACTGCCCAGAACTACTCAAGCCGCACACAAAGTATTCATCTCGTCGAGAGTTGACCTTTGACGTTCTTGATAGTTCTTATGTGGTTGCTACAGCTGGTGGTGAGAGCATTGGACGGGGTGAGACGCTAACACACGTTCACGCTTCTGAACTTGCGTTCTGGCAGAAATCTACAGCATTAGAAAACTGGAATGGCATGACGCAAGCCGTACCCAACAAGCCAAACACAGCAATCTTTGTTGAAAGCACAGCTAATGGTGTGTCTGGTATATTCTATGACCTCTGGAAAGGTGCTGTTGATGGCTCTAATGGCTATGTTCCAGTGTTTATTCCTTGGTTCGCTGACCCTGAGTACAGGGAGAAAGTCCCTGAGAACTTTGAGATAACACCAGAGGAAGAGGACTTGTCTAAGAAATATGAGTTAGACCACGAACAACTAATGTTCCGCAGACGCAAGATTGCCCAGAACGGCATAGATTTATTTCACCAAGAGTATCCAGCGGAGCCAGATCAAGCCTTCCTCACCACTGGACGCCCTGTGTTTAACCCAGAGTTATTACAAGAAAACCTACACGGAGCTAGAGACATAACAAGTCGTCTGGCACTTGAAGGTGAAGACTGGTTAGAGAATGTTCGAGGAGAACTAACACTCTTCCGTAAACTGGATGCTGGCGGAAAGTACACCATTGGCGCAGACGTAGCTATGGGAGTTAGAGGTGGTGACTATTCAGTTGCCCAAGTCCTCGACAGTAAAAAGCGACAAGTCGCAACCTATCGTGCCCAAGTTCATCCCGACTACTTTGCTGAGGTTCTCTACAAGCTAGGTGAGTTCTTTAACTTCGCTTACATCATTGTAGAAAACAACAGTCACGGAATACTTACGTGTACTCGTCTTGGCAAAGACATGGCCTACCCACACTTTTACACAGAGTTACAGGTAGACAAGCTGACAGAGAAGGAAACCATGAAGCTAGGTTTCACTACAACGTCTAAGACTAAACCCCTGATTATTGATGAACTCAGGGCCTCAGTTCGAGAGGGAAAGATCGAACTAAACGATAAAGTCACTATCCGAGAAATGCTTACATACATCGTCACACAAAGCGGTGGGATGGAGGCTGAATCAGGATGCTTTGATGACTGCGTAATGAGTTTGGCCCTAGCTAATCACATCCATGAGGGTGCGTGGGAGCCAATTGAAGCAGTAGATGATTATTATATAGAGATGGTTTAAACATGAAATCACAAGACGAATACAAATCACTTGATGACGAAAAGATCGTCTCCATCGTTGATACAAGCCTGAGACGTTCAATCGGATATTATGACAGTGAACTCTCCAGAGAACGCCGCAAGGTCATGGACTATTACTCAGCCAAACTACCACGCCCAGCTCACGATGGTAACAGCAAGTACGTTAGCCAAGATGTCTATGACGCTGTAGAAAGCATGAAGGCTGCTCTCCTAGAGACCTTTAGTACAGGCAACAAGACCCTTCGGTTTACACCCCAGAATATGGATGATGTCGATACTGCTGAGGTCTGCACAGAATACACAGACTTTGTACTACACCGCCAGAACAACCTATTTGAAACCATGCAAACTGTCATACACGATGGGCTAATAGCCCGCGCTGGTATCGCTAAGGTATTCTGGTGTATGCAAGATGACAGCACTCTTGAACGCATAGAGAACCTTACAGAAGAGGAACTAGATGTCATTCTTGCAGAAGAGAATGTTGAGATCGAAGAGATTGAGCAAGACGACATGGGGATGTACTCTGGCGACATTCGTGTTAGCCGCGATACTTCACAAGTTAAGATTGAAGCTATTGCACCAGAAGAGTTCCTGATTGAACCACAAGCTAAGTCTTTAGATACTGTCAGCTTCTGCGCCCACCGAACTAAGAAATCCATATCCGAACTAATTGAGATGGGCTACGATGAGGACTTGGTTGCTGACATCTCCGACAACGAGGACACCGACTTTGATAATGACCCAGAGATACTATCACGCTTTGATGACATTGGGGCAGATCGTGGCTTTGGCGCACAAGGTGATCAGAGACAGACACGTCAAGTAACTGTTGTTGAAGCATACATCGAACTTGATGTTGAGGGTACTGGTGTAGCTGACCTCTACAGGGTCGTTAAGTGCTCTAACGTATTATTAGAAAAAGAAGTGGTAAGCAGACGTCCATTTGTGGCTTTTGTTCCTCTTCCCATTCCACATGCTTTTCATGGTAACAACTTTGCGGAGAAGCTGCTTGGAATACAGAATGCTCGAACAGTTCTCACTCGTTCAATCCTTGACCACGCTATGGTCACTAACAACCCTAGATATACAGTGGTTAAAGGTGGACTAACGAACCCAAGAGAACTGATCGACAACCGTGTCGGTGGTATTGTAAATGTTACACGCCCTGATGCAATTAACCCTATGCCTCAAGCATCTCTGAATCCGTATGTATTTCAAACGATTCAAATGCTGGATGAGGATAAAGAAGACACTTCTGGTGTCTCCCGCCTATCCCAAGGTCTAAACAAAGATGCTATAAGCAAACAAAACTCTGCGGCAATGGTAGAGCAGTTGGCGACATTAAGTCAGCAACGCCAAAAGATCATTGCGCGAAACTTTGCGAACAACTTCCTTAAACCTCTATTCAGCATGGTCTATCAATTGGTCGTCGAGAACGAGAGTGAAGAGAAGATTGTTGAGTTAGCAGGGCGTTATGTAAATGTGAACCCAGCGCAATGGGCTGATAAACGTGACGTACAGGTAGAGTTCCACTTGGGGTATGGTGATCAAGAGCAGATGGTCCAAAAGTATCTTTCTTTTCACCAGATGTTCTCAGCAGACCCAACACTTGGACAAATGTATTCACCACAGAATAAGTTCAAGATGTTAGGGTCTGTACTAGAAAAATCAGGTATCAAGAATATTGCTGACTTCCTTACAGACCCAGCTACGATACCACCACCTCCGCCAGACCCAGCACAAGAGATGCAAATGCAGATGGCGCAAAAGCAACTGGAACTACAAGATCGGCAAACAAGTGTTGCTGAGATGAAAGCCCAGTTTACACAAGAATTAGGACAGATGAAACTACAGCTAGACCAAATGAAAGCTGAACAGTCGTTTGCCCTTCAATCTGACAAGCAAGACTTACAAGAGACACAATTTGAGCACAAAGAATATGTGAACCTCGAAGAGCTGAAGATTGCAAGAACTGCTGATGACGTCAGAGCAATCGCAAGTCCTAACGGATAAGCACCCCCCACCAATAAGAGAGAAACTAAATGCCCACACAAGAAGAGCAGCTTGTTGTGGCTGGAGAAGAGGCGGAGGTTCTACTAAAGAACCCCGCTTTCAACTCAGTCATCAACGAACTCGTCGAAAGAGCCTTTCAGACCTTTGTCAACACAGGCCCAGAAGACGCAGAAAAACGAGAGTATTCATATAGCCACTATCGCGCAATTGTTGACGTGGTGGATACTTTAAAACAGCGAGTTCAAGTGAGCCAAAGCATCCTTGAACAGCAGAACGGCGACAACCGCCAAGAGGAGACAGCTCCATGAACAACGAGCAAAATGTAAACTCTCAGCCTCTGAATCTCGATGTAGATGAAGCGGCAGATGTAATCTTAGGTCAGTGGACAGACGGTGAAGACCTATCTGAAGATACTGAAGACGAAGATACGCCATCCCAAGACACTGATGAGACAGATGTTGATGAGGGTGAACTAGAAGATGAAGAGGATGATGAAGGCGAAGATAACTTTGATGACCCTGACACAGACGAACTAGACGACGACGATGGCGAAACTGATGAAGACGAAGACGATGGGGACGAAGAACCTCTAGCCGCTTCCGATGACCAGTTTGTAGACATTGCAGTCAATGGTGAGTCTCAGAAGGTATCTGTAAAAGATTTGAAGCGACTCTATGGTCAAGAAGCATCTTTAACTAAAAAGTCTCAAGATTTAGCTAACCAACGGAAAGCCTCAGACGAAAGTCTGGCGCAGACACAGTTGTCATACGAAAAGCTAATGGAACGCGCAGAAGCAAGGTATAAACCTTACGCTGACATAGATATGTTGGTTGCTTCTAGCCAAATGGACCCTGATACATTTGCACAACTACGATTAGATGCGAAGCAAGCAGAAGAAGACGTTACCTTTCTAAAGGAAGAAAGCGGTCAACTTGTGTCACAGATGAAACAACAGCAACAGCAGTTTAACAAGGAAGCCGCGCAAGAGTGCGTTAAGGTTCTCCAAGAGCAACTGCCTGACTGGGGAAACGAACTCTATGCAGACATCCGAAACTATGCTGTCAAATCAGGAATGCCACAAGAAGCTGTAGATCAGTACACGGACCCACAGGTCATCATGCTGATAAACAAAGCACGCCTGTACGACTTGAACAAAGAGTCCGCCAAAAGCAAAAAAGCCAAGGCCAAACTCTCCAAGTCTAAGGACGGCAAAACAAAAGTCTTGAGTTCCAAGAAAGCCCCACCAAGTAAAGTAGCTTCTGCCGAAAGAAAACGGCAACAGGCTATAAAAAACTTAAATGGTCATAGTGATTTAGATGACATTGCGGCGGCGCTTATGACTGGTTGGTCAGACTGATCAAATCTTGTCTAATTTTAAAAACAAATAAGGAATATATAATATGGCTACTCTAACTTCATACACAACTGTAGGGCAGAAAGAGGACGTTTCAGACATCCTCAGTTCAATTGCACCCTTTGATACGCCAATGTTGGCTATGTGTAAAAACGAAAAAGTCACTGCTCGTACATTCTCATTTTTAGAGGATTCTTTAGCAGCGGCAGGCGTCAACGCGGCGATTGAAGGTGCCGACGCAACCATGATCACTTTGGACGCACAAGTAGAACGCACTCAGACTACACAGATTTTAACTAAAGGTTTCCAGATCAGTGCAACGGCAGATGCGGTGGCTACTTATGGTAGAAAAACCGAAACAGCGATTAACTTAGCTAAGAAGTTGAAAGAGATTAAGAAAGACTATGAGCACGCAATGGTTGGCGTAACACAGGCAACTGTTGTTGGATCAGCTTCAGCGGCTCGTAAGATGACTAGCTTACTAAACCAGATCACTACAACTTTAGACGCTGGAAGTAATTCTACAGATGCGCTTACAGAAGCAAAGCTATTGGCTGCTGGTCAGACTTGCTACACAAACGGCTCAGACGTGAATACTTTTATGATTAAGCCAGCCGATGCACAAATAGTCGCTGGTTTCTCAGCAGCATCTGGTCGTAACCGTGAAATCTCTCAAGGTAAGACATTGGTCAATGCGATTGATCTGTACGTTTCTCCATACGGCGAATACAGAGTTGTGCTTAACCGCCAGCTAAAATCAACACACGCTCTATTGATAGACCCGTCCATGTTCAAGACTTGTACGCTTCGTCCATTTACACGCACATTACTTGCGAAGAACGGCGACTCAGATCGTCACCACATTGTTGGTGAAGTATCTTGTAAGCACACTAACTTTGGCGACTCAATTGCAATCACAGGATTGTCATAAGTCCTCAACACTGAACTACTAGACTTAGGTCTATAGTAACTGGCCCACCCTCGACACACTAAGGTTTTGCTCTCCTTACTTTGTGTGTCTTGGGTGGGCCTTTTTCATTTCTAAGGTAGCAAAACAAATGACTTCACTTATCAAACCACAACCGACACTTATTCAGTCTGAAAGTACATTTACCTCTGAACACGGCGGTATAACCCAGAAACACACACAACACATCTCCCAGTCATTCTTAGACGATCTGAAAGACGCTCGAAACGAAAGTGGTTCGAAGCCTACAGGCGAGATGATGCGAGTAGCCTCCATTCCAACAGCAGTTGTCGAGAAGTGGATGCGAGAAGGCTTCAACCTATGGGAAGCTGATGGCAAAGAAATTGTTAAGAAACTCAAAGCTGAACATTTGGATATGTTCTTGACTACTGAAAAGAGGATTTAAAAGAGATGGCAAAGACAGCCAAGAAAAGAAAGAAATAACCAATGAACAAAGGTCAAATCAGAGCCCACTTTATTGCTCTTCTAAACCGCAGTGACTGCACAAATGCTCTGGCTGATACCTTTATAGATCAGGCGAACACTCGGATAAAGCGAACACTCCGCATCCCATCAATGGAAAAGCAGTATGCACTAACAGTCTCAAGTGCATCAGGTGTTTCTTCTCTAGTTATACCTTCGGATTTATTAGAATTAATTGAGCTGTATTATGATGGCACTACAATGGTCAGAATACCCCTACATGAAATGATTGCATATCAAAAGACTGGTGAAATTGGAACACCCCAGTTCTTCTGCCGCGAAGGTGGGTCTATCAAGATGTACCCAAAGCCAGCGAGTGGCGTTGTCTACCTCAACTACTACGCAGACCTTGCAGACCTAACAATCGACAGTGACGAAAATACACTGACTGTCATAGGTTCAGACCTACTAACATACACTGCCCTTGGTTACGCCGCTGACTATTTCTTAGACGAGAGAGGTCAGGTGTTTGATGGTAAAGCTGGTCAATTCCTAACTGAGATACAAGAGCATGCTAACACGGCTGAACAGTCAGGTGTGAACCAAGTTATGCGTCCCACACACCGATACGAGGATTAAATTAAATGGCATCTAAATCAAGTTTCTACAGCGGCTCTGCTGTAACCCCAACACAAGCAAACGCTATTGAAGCCAGTGTCAGCAATTCGGCTGCATCTGCAACAGCCGCTTCCTCATCAGAGACTAATGCCGCTAACTCTGCCACTGCATCTGAAGTTTCAAAAGATGCTTCTGTAGTAGCTAAGGACGCATCTTTGGTTGCTAAGGATGCCGCTGAAACTGCTGAGACTAATGCCGCATCTAGTGCTTCTACAGCAACTACAAAAGCAAATGAGTCATCTGCAAGTGCATCAACAGCAACTACTAAAGCATCAGAATCCTCTTCATCTGCGGGTACAGCTCTAAGCAACAAGAATGCAACCGATGTTGCGAAAGCGGCGGCTATCGTAGCTGAGGCTAATGCCGAAACTGCTGAAACAAATGCAGAGACAGCACAGGCCGCTTCTGAAGCCGCCCGCGATGCTTCTGTAGTAGCTAAGGATGCTTCTGTAGTTGCCAAAGACGCATCAGTTGCAGCTAAGAACTCTGCTGAAACTGCCGCAAGCAATGCGTCTTCTAGTGCGTCTACAGCTACAACTCAGGCTAACACATCAACAGCACAGGCTGTCATATCAACTGCTAAGGCTGTCATAGCTTCAGACAAAGCGGCTATAGCTACAACTAAAGCCAGTGAAGCGGCGGCGTCTGCGTCGTCAATCACAGGTTCTGTATCAGCGGCTGAAGCGGCTAAGGATGCGGCTTTAGCGGCATTGGATAGCTTTGACGATAGATACTTAGGTGTAAAGTCTAGCAATCCAACAGTAGACAATGACGGAAACGCATTGGTTGCTGGTAGTCTCTATTTCAACAGCACTGATGACACTATGAAAGTGTACGAAGGTTC